TACACACACAAAGTTTTGCACAAGTCGGCAAGGCACCAGCCCAAACGCAAGATCAACGGGGCCGATTCGAGCCGCCAGGGCATCGCTGACGGCACAGTCCGACGCGACGCCCGTCGCGAAAGGTGTCGCAGGACTGGCAGGCCGAAATGGCCCTCATTTGCCTGCGTAGCCGTTACACTCATTTCATGACCTGCGCCTGGTGCCTTGGCCCGATCCCTCGGGCTGCTCGAGCTGACGCCCGCTTCTGCGGCGGCCGTTGCCGGGTCGCGGCGCATCGGTCGTCGAAGCGGTACGACTCGAGGAAGAAGATCGCCGAGCGTCGGGGCCGGGTGCCCGACTCCGACGTGCGCCGGCACAAGGCTTTGCAGCTGCGCCAGTACGAGGCCGTGTTGGCGGCCGGCGGCGGCACGGATTGGACTCGCGCGAAGGTCGAGTCGCTGAGACTCGAACTGACTTAGGAGGCTTTATGGCGAGGACTGGTCGCCCGCCGAAGCCTCTTGAGCAGCACAAGCGCACTGGTACTTGGAATGCCACTCGTCATGGGAAGCGCCAGGGCGCCGCTATTGCTGCGGTTGAGCCCGTGGCTTCTGAGCCTTACGAGCACGACGCTGCCCAGGTCTTCGAGGAGATTATGGCCACGGGCTCGCCGTGGCTGGCTCGCACGGATTCGATCCGGCTTGCGATGTTGCGTCAGTCGCTCGAGGAGCGCGCTCGGCTGCTGCCGGTGGCGGAGTCGTCGACTGAGGCGAGGAAGCAGCTGCGGGATCTGAACAAGGAAATCAGCGAGTGGCTGTCGCTGCTCGGTTTTGATCCGACGGCCCGTGCCCGCTTGGGCTTGGCTGAAGTGAAGGCCGCTTCGACGCTGGAGAAGTTGCAGGCGAAGCGCCAGAAGTAGGGAGCCACCTGCGCATGGCAGCCCGCAAGATCCCTGGATGGCCGCCGGCGATCCTGACCCCTGTTCCTGCCGCTGATGTGAAGCGCGGGGACGGCCCTTTGGTGACTGAGTTCATCGAGGCTTTGTGTCCTCAGGTGAAGGATTCGGTTGGGGGCCGGGCTGGTGAGCCGCTTATTCTGCGGCCTTGGCAGCGCAAGCTCGTGGACCAGGTATTTGCTCGGCGTAAGGATGGCCGGCTGAGGGCGAAGGTTGCCCTGGTTGGGCTGCCGCGCAAGAACGGCAAGTCCGCGCTCGGTTCGGGCATCGCGCTTTATGGATTGTTCATGGGGCCTCGAGGCGGCGAGGTCTACAGCATTGCCGCTGAGAAAGAGCAGGCGCGCATCGTCTTTGGTTCTGCCAAAGCAATGGTGGAGATGTCGCCGGAGTTGGCCGAGCAGGCGAAGTTGTATCGAGACGCGATTGAGATCCCAGCGACGGGCTCGGTTTATCGCGTCCTTTCAGCAGAGAGCTATTCCAAAGAGGGACTAAGTCCGACGCTAGTAGTCGCAGATGAGTGCCATGCGATGCCGACCCGTGAACTGTGGGACGTGATGACGCTGGCCCAGGCCGCGCGCTATGACGCCTTGACGTTGGCGATCACGACGGCTGGGGTTCGTACTGACATCACGGGGCAGGATTCCATTGCCTACTCGCTGTACCAGTACGCCCAGCGGGTGGCGGCGAAGGAGGTCGAGGATGCTTCATTCTTTGCTGCCTGGTGGCAGGCGCCGGCGGACTGCGACCATCGCGACCCGAGGAACTGGAAGGCAGCTAACCCGGGATTTGGTGATCTCCAAGATCCTGAAGATTTTGAGTCGTCGGTAAAGCGGACACCGGAGTCTGAGTTCCGCACGAAGCGGACTAACGTTTTCGTCAGCTCGCAGCAGGCTTGGCTGCCGCATGGCACCTGGGATGAGCTGCCGAAGATGGCGCCCGTGGATGACCGCACCCCGGTTGTCCTGGGGTTTGACGGATCGTTCTCGGGGGACACGACGGCGATTGTTGGCGTGTCGATTGAGGAGCACCCGCGCGTTTGGCTGGTCGATTTGTGGGAGAAGCAGCCCGGCGACCGTGATGACTGGCGGGTTGACATTGGCGGGGTTGAGGCTCGGATTCTTCAGACGTGCGGTGAGCTCAACGTGGTTGAGGTTGCGTGCGACCCGTACCGCTGGCAGCGCAGTATGGAGGCGCTTGCCGAGGCCGGCGTTCCGATTACTGAGTACCCATCGTCGAGCCCAGCTCGCATGGTGCCAGCCACGGCCAAGTTTTATGACGCGGTGGTATCAGGCCAAGTGTCGCACGATCATTCTCCCGCTCTTGCCCGGCACCTATCAAACTGCGTCATCAAGACGGACCAGAAGGGTCCGCGCGTAGTCAAGGAACACCGCGGTTCGCCGCGCAAGATTGACGCCGCTGTCGCGGCCCTTATCGCTTTCGACCGGGCTACGCATCGCCGCGAGGCGGAGCCTGAAGCACCGGTCGCCGGATTCTTCTCAGTCTAGGAGCCACATTGCGCATCGCTCTCGCTTTGCAGATCGCTGGCTGCGCCGCCCTGATTGTGGGTGCTGCGCTGGTGGCGCCGTGGCTCGGTTTCGTCGTCGCCGGTGTCTGCGGCGTGCTGTTCGGTGTCGCCCTGGAGAGAGGCCTCTAAATGCTTGCACGATTGTTTGGCGGCCAGCCGCTCGAGGAGCGCAACCTCTCCTACCAGCAGATCTTCGGCTCAGGCATTGACGTGACCGGGTTCGCGACCTGGTCGGGCACGTCGATCAACGAGCGCAACGCGCTCCAGGTGGGCGCGGCCTACGCGTGCGTCCGCTTGCTGTCGGACACGATTTCGAGCCTGCCGGTGGATACGTTCATTCGCCGGGACGGCAACCGGCTTCCGTATCGGCCGCGGCCGGCGTGGGTGTACGAGCCCGAAGGCCCTGGCTCCAGCCGGATCGAGTATTACAAGCAGATCGTCACGTCGATGCTGCTGTCGCATGGCGCCGTCATCCAGGTGCTTCGCAATGGCGCTGGCGACGTGGTCGCGCTTCAGCCGCTGGACCCGACGCGGGTTGATATCCGCCGGAACAAGCAGACGCGGATGCGCGAGTTCGTTGTCGATGGGGGCACCGCGGTGCTGCCTGGTGAGGACGTTCTGTACATCACGGAGATGCGCCGGCCGGGTTCGCTGAAGGGCGTGTCCCGGGTGGACGAGCTGAAGCAAACCCTCGGCCTGGCGAAGGCACTTGACGAGTTTGCTTCTCGCTACTTCTCCAACGGCGCTAACACGTCGGGCATGATCGAATTCCCCGGCAACTTGACGCAGGAGCAGGCGAAGGATCTGGTCGACGCGTTCGAGGCTGGGCACAAGGGGCTAAAGAAGGCTCACCGTCCCGGTGTGCTGTCCGGTGGCGCGAAGTTCGTGAAGACGGGTGCTGACGCGGAACAGGCTCAAATGCTGTCCAGTCGCATGTTCGCGGTGGAGGAGACGGCGCGAATTTTCCGCGTACCTCCGTCGATGATCGGTTTGAACACTCCCGGCGCGATGTCGTATGCCTCGGTGGAGCACAACGCCATCCAGTTCACCCGCTACAGCCTGGCCCCACTCATTGCAGCGATTGAGGAGGCCCATAACCGGCTCCTCCCCGGCGATGTGTTTATGCGCGTGAACATGGATGGCCTGCTGCGCGGCGACTCGGCGACTCAGGCTCAGGTGTTCTCGACCGCGTTGCAGGCCGGCTACATGAGCGTGAATGACGTGCGAGGCCTCATTGACATGCGCCCGGTTGAGGGTGGCGATACGCCGCGGGTGCCGCTGGCAAATATCGCTGTCGGTTCGGCTGGGATTGTCGAGGAGCGCGAGCGGGTCGAGATGGCGGCGAAGCTCGTCCAGTCCGGCTATGAGCCTGCCGCTGTCCTGTCGGCGCTTGGCTTGCCGGCCATGCCGCATACGGGCCTGGCGTCGAATCAGTTGCAGCCGGCCGAAAACGCCCAGGTCTAGGAGGGCAAGTGTCCAAGATGGAAACCCGCACGTTCACGGTCGATGACCTTGAGGTCCGCGAAGCCCCCGAAGGTATGAGCTTTGAGGGATACGCGGCCGTGTTCAACTCCCCCAGCGAGCCGCTTCCGTTCACCGAGACCATCGCCCCCGGCGCATTCTCGAGGTCGCTCAAATCCCGCAACAACGTCTTCCTGCTTGTCAATCACGACCCGGCCCGCCCCCTGGCATCGACTCGGTCCAAGACGATGACGCTTGAGGAGGACGGTCGCGGCCTGCTCGTGAAGGCGACGCTGCCGGATACGACCGACGGCCGAGACCTGGCCGTGCTGCTCGGCAGCGGCGGCAACCCGCGCGTCATCGACTCCATGTCCTTTGGCTTCTCGGTTCCTCGCGGCGGCGACAGCTGGAGCGAAGACGGCGGCCAGCGGACCCTGCAGCAGGTGCGGTTGCATGAAACGAGCATCGTGACGTTCCCGGCCTACCGTGCGACGTCAGCGGCCGTGCGCTCGCTGGACATGCTTGCCGAGAAGACTGGTGAAGACGCCGACGCCCTGAACGGTGCCCTCGAGGCCCTGGAGCGTGGCGCGACGTTGACGCTCGACCAGGCCGGGTTGCTGTCCGCGGTTGTGGCGAAGCTGTCGCCCCAACCCGAGCCCGTCGTTGAGCCCGCACCCCACGACCCCAGCGAGATCAACTTGCTGAAGTCGAAGCTCGACCTGGCCTTCAAGGCCTAAGACTTCCTGGCCGCGTGAGCCGCGGCTAGGTCTCCCCGCTCTGAGGAGCCTCGGCGGGATTCGCAAATGAACCACCTGCGCATTCCTCTGAGACCCCAGAAAGGGGTGAACTGTTTTGTCCGAGTACCTTCGCAAGCTCGTGGAGGACCGCCAGTCGGCCTACCACGCAGCCAAGGCAAAGATGGACGAGGCCGCCGCTGAGAAGCGCGACCTGTCCGCTGAGGAGCGCGAGTTCGTCGACCGCACGTTCGCGGAGCTCGACGAGAAGCGCGCCACCATCGACACCCTCATCGAGGCCGAGAAGCGCGAGCGCGAGATTGCCGAGTCCATGCGTGGGCTCGAGGATGTCGTGCGTCCCGTTGAGGCCCGTACCGCGGCCGACAACAGCGACGCGGAGATCCTTCGTCAGCTGATCGCTGGCGAGCGCCGCTCCTACAGCTTCCAGTTTGAGAAGCGCGACCTGAGCAAGGCGTCCACCAGCAACGCCCCGATTCCGACGTCCTTCTCAGATCAGGTCATCGACCAGGCCCGCATGGTGGGTCCCTGCCTGGACCCCAGCGTTGTCACGGTTCTGAACACCGCGTCCGGTGAGGATCTTGTCCTCCCGTCGCTGTCGGCGTTCTCGACTGCCACGCTCGAGGCCGAAGCCGACACGATCAACGAGTCTGATCCGGTGTTCGGCAAGACCACGCTGAAGGCCTACAAGTACGCCTTCATCGTTCAGGTCTCGCAGGAGTTCCTGGCCGACAGCAACATCGACGTCATCGGTTTCCTGGCTCGCCAGGCCGGCAACGAGCTCGGTGTCCGCGTCAACAACGCCCTGACGATCGGCACCGGCACGGACCAGCCTCTCGGCATCGCGACCGCTGCTGCTGCTGGCGTCACCGGCGGCACCGCTGTTGCGGGCACCCTCGGCACCGGCGCTTTCACCGCTGACAACCTCATCGACCTGGTCTACTCGCTCGACGGCGCGGCTCGCCGCCTGCCGGGCTTCGGGATCATGGCGAACGGCTCCAGCATCGGCGCGATGCGCAAGCTCAAGACCACGGACGGCGACTACCTGTTCGCACCGAGCCTGTCCGCGGCGGCAAACGACACCCTGCTCGGGTACGGAATTGTCGAGAATCCAGCCATGGCGTCGGTCGGCTCGGCCGCCCGCTCCGTCCTGGCCGGGCACTTCCCGTCGTACTACGTCCGCACCGTGGGCGGCATCGACGTGGCCCGCTCGGATGACTTCGCCTTCAACACCGGGCAGGTCACCCTCCGCTTCCAGATCCGCGTCGACGGCGCTCTCCCGCAGACGTCGCACGTCAAGCGGTTCACCGGCGGCACCGTCTAGTTCCTAGACACCCAAGACGTGAGGGGCCCCGCTTTGCGCAGGGGGCGGGGCCCCTCACACCCCCTGCGCACCCAAGGAGAAACGGTGGCCCATGCCACGAAAGCCACAAGAAGTCATAACGCGTCACGTTCAGGGAATCCCGCTCGACGTGCCGCCGCCCGAGAGGGAGCAGCTGCTGCGCCTGGGCCTGCTCCACGAAGAATCATCTGGGCATCAAACTCGCCCTGGGCGCAAACCGGCTACGGCGAACAAACGCAGCAAGCCGTCCGACGCATCAAAGCCGCCGGCTACGAAGTAGCGGTTGCCGCGAACTACGGCCTCGAGGGCTCCATCATGGAGTGGGAAGGCGTGCAGGTTTACCCTCGCGGCCTCGACGTCTACAGCAACGACGTGATTCCTGCTTACTCGATGGACTTCGGTAGACCGACGGGCCAGCAGGCCGTCGTCATCACCTTGTTCGACTGTTGGGTGTTCAAAGGTGGCGGCTGGGATGTCCTCGAGCGTGTCGCCTCATGGGTGCCGATTGACCATTTCCCTGCCCCCCAGCCCGTGATTGACTGGCTGGCGCGCCCGAACGTCACACCCATTGCGATGTCGCAGTTCGGCAAGGACGCGATCGAGCGCGCCGGCGTGCAGGCCTTGTATGTGCCGCACGCCATCGAGACGAAGATCTTCAAGCCGAACGAGATGATCTCCGGCAGCGACGGCACGGTGCGGGCCCGTCAATGGATGGGCGTGCCTGAGGACGCTTTCGTCATCGGCATGGTGTCCGCCAATAAGGGCTCTATCGACCGCAAGTCGTTCGCCGAGTCGTTCCTGGCCGCCGGCATGGTTATGCAGGAACGCGACGACGTCTGGCTCTACCTGCATACGGAGCCGACGCCCGCGATGACGGGACTGGACTTGCGGGCGCTGCTGCGGGCGACGGGCGTTCCTGAGGAGCGCGTCAAGTTCGTCGACAACTACACCTACCGCCTGGGCAGTATCCCGAAGGAAGCCTTGGCGTCGATTTACACGGGCATGGATGTTCTGCTGCAGCCGAGCCGCGGCGAAGGGTTCGGCATCCCAGCAGTCGAGGCGCAGGCCTGCGGGACTCCCGTGATCGTCAGCAACGCCACCGCCCAACCTGAGCTCGTCGGCGACGGCTGGGCTGTCGACGTGCAGCCGTCCTGGGATGTTGCCCAAGGCTGCTGGTTCTTCACCCCCATTGTCGGCAGCATCGTGGACGCGCTCAAAGAGGCTTACGACCGGGGCCGAGGCCGGTCTCAGAAAGCCATGGACTTCGCCGCGCAGTACGACGCGGACGTCGTGTTCGACAAATACTGGAAGCCTGTTCTGCAGGAGTTGACGGCGTGACCGCTGTCGTCACCGGCGGAATGGGCTTCATCGGCTCGCACCTGGTCGACCGGCTCCTGCTCGAGGGCATGGACGTCCTGATTGTCGACGACTGCCGGTCCACTCGGCAGCGGGCCAGCGAGCTGTGGCCAGGTGAGGAACGCGTCAAGCTGCTGATGGCGGACTGCCGCGAGGTTGTCCTGCCGGTCAAGGCGGACGTCGTGTTCCATTTGGCGTCCCCTGTCGGGCCTGTCGGGGTGTTGAACCGCGCCGGCCGTATCACGCCGGAGGTTGTCGACGGCTCCCTGGCGGCTGCCCGGTGGGCGGTGCGGGACGCCTGCCCCATGATCGACGTGTCCACGTCGGAGGTGTACGGCGGCGGCGACCAGGGGCTGTGCGCCGAGTCGATGCCGCGGATCGTGGAGGCCGGTGCCTGGGCGCGCCTGGAGTATCAGACGGCGAAGCTCGCGGCAGAGGTGATGCTGGTGAACATGCCGGACGTCGACGTCCGCATCATTCGCCCGTTCAACGTGGCCGGCCCACGGCAGTCCTCCGCCGGCGGCTTCGTTCTCCCCCGACTGGTCGAGCAGGCCCTGACCGGGAACCCGTTGACGGTCTACACGCCAGGGACGCAGCGCCGCGCCTTGACGCACGTTCTCGACATCGTGGACGGCATTTGGCTGGCTTGGCGTAAGGGCGAGGCGAACCGGGATTACAACCTGGGGAACCCGGGCAACACCTGCTCGATGATGGCGCTGGCGCAGGAGGTCGCTGACTATGTCGGCGGCGCTGACGTTCAGGTTGTCGACCCGGTGGGCCTGCATGGGCCGGAGTTCCGGGAGGCGGCGGAGAAGTTCCCTGACGCCACGAGGGCGATGACGGAGCTGGGCTGGCGGCCGTCGAGGTCGCGGGCCGACATTATCGCTGACACGGTGGAGTGGGCGCGATGATCCCGGTGATCGGGGTGCCGGTGCTGAACCGCGGCGACCTGGCCGAGCGCATGCTGGAGTCGGTCGACGTCGACACAGCCGAGACCCTGGTGATTCTCAATGGGGAACCGGACGACACACGCGCCATGCTGCGGGGCCGCCTGGTCACCTACATTGACCCGGGCTTCAACCTGGGCGTGGCGGCCTCCTGGAATCTGATTATTCGGGCGAGGCCGTCGGCCCCGTGGTGGCTGATTGTGAACGCCGACATCGAGTTTGGTGCCGGCGATCTGGCGCGCCTGGTGGAGGCGATGTCGGACCCGGCCGCGAAACTGGCGTGCCTGTACGAGTTCGGGGCGTTCGCGATCAATCAGGCCGCGGTCGACCAGGTCGGCTGGTTCGATGAGAACTTCCACCCCATCTATTTCGAGGACAACGATTATCGGCGGCGCTGTCAGCTCGCTGGCGTCCCTGTGGTGAATTTGATTAGCCGCACTCGGCATGACAATTCGTCGACGATTGCGAGCGGGTTCGCTGCACATAATGCGCGCACGTTCCCTCGGAACTTGGATTACTACGTCGCCAAATGGGGCGGCCCACCGAACCACGAGACCGTGACGGCCCCTGGAACGCCCGTGCTGGACCGCAGACGGCTTGTCGACAACGCTTGGACATAGGAGACCCCCGTGGCGATTGCGAACGGCTACGCGACCCTGGCGCAGATAAAGAGCGCGCTACGGATTCCGTCTAACGACGCCACCGACGACACGCTGCTCGAGATGGCTGTCGAGTCGGCGTCCCGCCTCATCGACGCCTACTGCGGCAGGAATTTCATTGCGGGCGGCACCGCGCCCACGGTTCGGTATTTCAACACCGAGCACCCCTATGTCGTCCAGATCGACGACGCCCGCTCGATCACCTCGGTGCAGACGTCGACGGGCCTGGACGGCGTGTATGACACGACCTGGACTATCGGCACCGGCGGGTCGGGCGACGCCCAGCCCGAGCCGATCAACGACTACCTGGGCGGCATCGTGTGGCCGTTCACCAGGATCAGGGCCATCGGCGACTACACGTTCCCCACGGGCGCCGAGAACACGATCAAGGTGACGGCCGTCTACGGCTGGCCCAATATCCCGGTCACGGTCACGCAGGCCACCATCCTGCAGTCCTCGAGAATCTTCAGTCGCTTGCAGAGCCCCCTAGGCGTTGCGGGCTTCGGCGACATGGGAATTATGCGCGTCAGCCGCGGCCTCGACCCGGACGTCGTGCAGCTGGTCGAGGGCTACCGCCGCGTCAACGGTGTCGCATGACGACCCTGACCAGCCTGCGGCAAGGCATTTCCACGAACCTGGCCACCATCCCCGGCCTACGGGCGCTGCCCTACATCCCCGACAATCCGCAGCCCCCCGTCGCCATTGTGATGCCGGGCCGCATCACCTATGACACCGCGTTCGGTCGCGGCTCCGACGAATACCAGTTCACCGTCATGGTGATCGTCGGCCGCGTCGCCGACCGCAATTCACAGACCACGCTCGACGCCTACTGCGCCTCCTCAGGGAGCGCGTCGATCAAGGCGGCAATCGAGCGGGACCGCTACCTCGGCGGTTCCGCTTTTGATTGCCGGGTAACAGAAATGACCAACCAGTCGCCTCTGGCGATTGGGGACGTCATCTATCACACGGCCGAGTTCTCGGTCACCGTCATTGCCGCCGGCTAAGGAGAATCAGGAATGGCAAAGTTCATCGGCAAGAATCTTCGGGTGAAGGTCGGCAGTACCGAGCTCACCTCCAGCATCGCAAGCGTCGAGGTCACCGAGACGGTTGACGAGATCGAGACCACCGCGTTCAACCAGGCGGCCCGCAGCCGCATTGCTGGTCTGAAGGACGCGTCCGTGACGATCAGCTTCCACGCAGGCTTTGAGACCAGCGAGGCGAACACGGTGCTGAACAGCGTGTTCGGCGGCACGACCAGCGTCGTCATTTACGCGGGCACGGCCACGAATGGCAGCGTCGCCGCAGCTGGCGCGCCGCTTTTCACCATCCCCTGCTTGGTGTCGCAAGCCACCCCCGTGAACGGCCAGGTCGGTGACCTGACCACGTTCGACGTGACCTGGCCCGCTGTCGGCGAGATCACCCGGGCCACCACCGGCACCTTCTAGGTCAGGAGACCACCTTGCGCATCACGTTCCAGATCCAGTACGCCGACGGTACGGCGGCCGAGGCTACGGCCTCGGTCGCCGACCAGGTGGCCTTTGAGCAGCAGAACGACCGCAGCATCGCCCGCCTGGCGGACGACTTCCGCCTCACGGACGCCTGCTGGCTTGCCTGGCACGCGCTCTATCGCACCAGTAAGACCACGGCGTCGTTCGAGGCGTGGCTTGATTCAGTCGACAACGTGGAGATTGGCGAGTCCAAAATCGCCCCTTTGGAGGGGACGACAGCGCCCACTGGCTGATAGTCCACCTGGCCTACGAGTTCGGTTTGGCGCCTTCGGTTGTGGCCGCGGAGTCGGACCGAATGATCTTCACGATGTCGCGGTACCTGTCCTGGCGCGCCCAGCAGGTCAACAAGAGGGGCTAGGCCGTGGATTATTCGGTGCGCATCGAAGGAGCAGACGAAGCGCTTAAGGCCCTAAGGGTGCTCGAGCCTACCGTTGCTCGCGAAGTCGGCAAGGAAGTGTCGAAGATCGGCGCCGCTTTAGCAGCGGCTGTTCGTTCTGTTGCACCCACCGAGCCGCCTGTCTCCGGTTGGCGCGGAACGAGTGGCGCTTCAGGTTCCCGGGGTGGCGCCGGTTGGCCAGCGTGGTCCCAGGTTCAAGCCTCATCTACGCGTCGAGGAATGACAGCTCGCGTGCGGACGTCGTCGAACCCGCCAGCCATTGCAAGCCTTGCTGAGTCTTTGGGGCGAGGTACGCGATGGAAGACTCGCGCTGGACTGAATCTGGTGGCATACGCCCGCACGCGATGGAGCCCAATCGTCAAGTCAGGTCGCAAAGAGGGCCGTGTGGCTCGAGCGGCCATTGCTCAGGAATACCCCGAGGCAATGCGCGACCTGCAAAAAGCAGTTGACAAAGCCGTTGAAGCAGTGAACCGGAGGATGCCCTAATGGCTGTTGCTGGGTCAGGCAAAGGCATCCAAATTGTAGTTGGGGCAGACTACAACGACCGCGACCTCAAGCGCGCCCAGCGCGACCTAGACCGACTCAAGCGCGAGGCCGCTCAGACGGCTACGCCAATGCAGAAACTTGGCGGCACTATTCGTTCAAGCCTTGGCCCTGCCTTGGCGATGGCTGCTGCTGCCGCTGGCGCCCTCGCGATCAAGTTCGCGGTCGACGGTGTGCGGGCAGCTGCCGAAGAAGAAGCCGCCCTCATCAAACTGAGCACGGCCCTAGAGAACGTCGGCCAAAGTTTCGCTGAGGCTGAGGTCAACGACTTCATTGACGACCTCCAGCGGGCGACTGGAGTCGCTGACGACGAACTCCGGCCAGCGTTCCAGCGCCTTGTCACCGCCACGCGCGACGCCGCCAAGGCGCAGGATCTGCTGACCCTCGCGCTAGACATCAGCGCCGGCACGGGCAAAAGCCTCGAGTCTGTCACCTTGGCCCTATCGAAGGCGGCGACTGGCCAGGCGTCGTCGCTGCGCCGCCTCGGCGTCCCCCTGTCCGACGCGGCGATCAAATCAGGCAACCTGAACGACATCACCGACGAGCTGTCCGAGTCCTTTAGTGGCCAGGCGTCAGCGGCTGCACAGACCTTCCAGGGACAGATCAAGCGCCTCGGCGTCGCCTTCGGTGAGCTGCAGGAGTCTTTCGGCAAGGGATTCCTCGACGCTCTCAGCGACACGAATGGCGAGACCGACAGCCTCATGGCGTCAATCGAGGCCCTAGAGCCCGTGCTTTACGACTTGGGCGAGCAGCTGGGCACCATCGCGAAGGCCATGATTGACCTGGAGGAGAACACGGGAGCCGTGTCGGCCGTGTTCAAGGGCCTGGCCGACGTCACCGGGCCTGTCCTCGACGCCATCCTGTTCCTGTATCGAGTCATCAGCCAGGGCGAAGACCCGCTCGAGGCTGCCAAGCAACAGTTCTTCGGATTGGGCGAGGGCCAAGAATCGGCCAGGCTAAGCGCACAGAACCTGAAAGACTCGGTGCTGAACACGTCGGGTGCTATCGGCGAGCTTGACGACAGCACTCAGGAAGCTGCCGACCAGCTGAAGATCCTGAACGATGAAATGCAGGAGTTCTTCGGGTTCCTCGATGACCGCAGCGCGCTTCGCTCCTACGAGGACGCCGTCGACGACCTGCGCCAGTCGTTGAAGGAGAACGGCAAGACCTTCGACACCAATACTGAGGCCGGCCGCGCGAACGAGGACGCCCTTGATGGCGTGTTCCAGAATGCGCTGAAGGTGGCCGAGGGTCAGGCCACGGCTGCTCAGAAGATCAACACGATGAAGGATGCGGCCCGCGACGCCGCAGCGCAGTTGGACAAAACCAACATGAGCGACGCCGCCAAAGCTCGCCTGCTGGCTCCGTTCGACGACGCCATCGCCAAGTTTGAGACGGCTTATACGAAGGTGGACAACCTCAAGCAGGCGATGGAACTGCTACCTCGTGACATTCCCATCAACGTGACAGTCAACACGACCTACGTCGGCACACCGCCTCCTGGCGGATACAACACGGGCGCGACGAACGGCTCGGCCTATGGCGGCTATGTGGGTGGGCATGGCGGCTCGAGGGCGGATGACGTGCCGGCGATGCTGTCGTCGGGTGAGTTCGTGATCCAGGCTCCGTCGGTTGCGAAGTTCGGGCGCGGCTTCTTCGCCGCGTTGAACCAAGGCGTGAACCCGCTGGCGGGGATGACGCCGGCGACGCTGCGCAGCGGCGGCGGGTTCCAGATCGGCACCATCAATGTGGCGTCCGCCCCTGGTGAGCGCGCTGAAACGTCCCTCCCCCGCGCGCTTCGGCGGCAGGCTTTCCTGGCAGGTGCGAATGTCTGAGCAGTATCGCATCGGATCAACGGACGTCACGACGTACCTTCGCCATTTGCAGATCATTGATGGTGCTATCGGCATTCCGCCGTTGCAGCAGGACGACTTCGTGGTGCCGGGCCGCACGGGTGTGATTGCGGCGCAGCCGTGGTGGGGGCCGCGTGTCGTCACCTTCGGTGGGATTGTGACGGGCACTAACCGCACCGCCTACCAGGCGAACCTGAAGGAGTTGGCGAAACTGGTTCACAATGCTGGCCGCACGTTCAATTTGCAGCGCACCCTGGCGACGGCCGGCACCCCGAGCACGCAGACGACGGTCGCGACGTCCCGCTACCTGGGCGGCCTCGAGCAGGTCGAGCAGGTCGCGCCGAACGTGGGCCGGGTGGCGTTTGATGTGCTCCTGCTGGACGGCTACTTCTACGATTCGTCGTCGACGGTGCTGGGCACGGTGACGGCCACCGGAACGGTGACGGTCGGCGGTGACGCGCCGACGCAGAATGTGTCGTTGACGTATTCGATTGGGGAAGGCTCGCAGCGTATCCGCAACGCCGCCTACCCTGGCGTGGGCCGGTTGACTCTGAGGCCGGGAGCGAACGTGCTGACCGTGTCTGGTGGCGGCAACGTCGTGGTGTCCGCTAAGGCGGCGTGGCTGTAATGTCGCTGACCCTGCAGGTGTGGAACCCGAACAACCTGACGTACCTGGGCACCATCGACCAGGCGCTCGAGTCCGAGTTCATCGACGAGTTCAACGCCCCCGGTTTCGGGCAGGTGACGGTCCCGCTGAATTCGGCGGACGCGGACCTGTTGACGAAAGACGCGGTCGTGCGTGTTCTGTATGACGGGGCGGTCCGGTTCTCCTGGTTCGTGGAGACTCGTGAACGGACGCTGGCGGACACCGGTAACCAGTTGACGTTGACGGCTGCAGGCCGCGGACTGCTCGGATGGCTCGAGGACGCCATCGTCTATCCGCAGGCCGGGCTGCAGGATTTCATCAGCGAAGAGCGCCCCTTCAACTATGCCGCGAAGGACGGCCCCTGGAAGTCATCGGGCAATTACACGGCCGCGCAGGGCGTGACCTGGCGCTCAGACTCCACCGCCCGCGCGAAACTGCCAGTCCGGTGGAAAGACCCGTCCGCGCAATGGATCTGGAAAACCAACCCCGAGCAGCTCGTCCAACGCGGCACCGTCAACTACTTTTGGCGACAGTTCACGTTGACGGAATCCAAGCGCATCAAGTTCTTCGCCTCATTCGATAACGCCGGCGACGTGTACCTCGACGGCACCCTCATCATGTCAAGCAGCGACTTCGACCGTGAGGCCGCGTCGTTCAGCCAAATGGTGACGTTCACGACCCGCCTCGGTGTCGGCACGCACACGCTGGCGGCCAGGGTCCGTAACGACAAGCCGTGGACCGGGTATGACCTGGAGGTTGACAAGGACACCGACAAGGTGTCGGCACCGGATCACGGCCTGGCGAACGGTACTGAGGTCACGGTCGTGGAGAAGGACAAGGCTGACGGTCTCACCGTCGGCACTTCGTATTTCGTGCGCCAGAAGTCGGACAGCGATTTCAAGCTGGCGACGACGAACTCTGACTCCACCATCGTGAACGTCACGAAGAACGGCACCATCGACCTGCAGCTCAAGGCTGACAACACGGCCGGTTTCATCCTCACCGGCATCGAACTGGACTCCTCCGGCAAGGAAACGTCCACGGTCGTGGTGCGCACCAATACGGCGTGGGAGGTGTCAGGGCAGGAGCCGTACCACCGGCCCGCCATGATCCTGCGGACCCTCATCACGGAGGCCGCGGACCGCAGGGTCTACCGCATGCAACGGTTCACGTTCGATTTCAACAACGGCAGCCCCAGCTCAGGCTCGTGGACGACCGAAGCCACGCTCAGTCTCAAGGTCGGCTCGGACCTGCTCACGGTGCTCGAGGACATGGTCGACCTGGGGCACGACTTTTGGGTGAACCCGTCGACGCTGGAACTGAAAGCCTGGGAGTCCCGAGGCACCGACCGGTCCGACACGGTGCTGCTGGACACGGGCCTGAACCTGATGCGGTTCACGACCCGGGTGGAGCGGCCCATCAAGACGGTCGCCCTGGTGCGGTCGGCGGCTGGCTGGCTTCGCACCGCGAACGACGATCTGCGGCAGTCGAACGGCTGGCGCGAAACTTTCCTTGAGTACGGCAACATCAAGTCCGATGCGGTGGCCCGTCGGGCAGCGCAGCGGGTGCTGCGGCGCACCGGCAAGACTCAGGTCGTCGCCTCCGGTGTCGAGGTCGCGGTCGTTGACGGCGCTGTCCCGTACACGGATTTCACGGTGGGCGACGTCGTCGCGATCCCGAACCCTGGCGGCGCTGCGTCGTGGAGTAAAGCCCGGGTGCTGTCCATTTCGTTGAAGGACGTCGGCGGCGGCGTGTCCTTTCAGCCGGAATTGGAGGTGCTGACTGATGCCTGATGGCGAGATGAGGCGGCCTCCGCAGTTGTGGGAGCAGCGCCTAGCGCGCACCACTTCGGTGCTCGGTGTCGGGTTGTCGAGCTCAGGCGATGCGACAGCGATTGTGTCGCCGACCCCGCCGCCTGGCGCCGGCGGTGGGGTGGAGCCGGCACCGGTTCTCCCGCCACCTGGCGATTTCATCAAGCCGTCGACGCCGCAACTCATCGGCGCCGTTCAGGGAATCAGCGTCCTGTGGGACGGGCTGAACTCGGCCGGCGACCTGTGGCCCTATGACACGTCATGGGTCGAGGTTCACATGTCGACAGCCGGCACCGGGTTCACTCCTGGGACGGCGACGCTGCGCGGTCGACTCGCTCGGCCTGGCGCCCTGTATGTGGGCGGCTTGACGGCAGGCACGACGTACCATTTCCGGCTTCAGGGCGTGAACCCTGCTGGGGGCACGACGGAGCCCAGCGACGCCGCGAGCGGCCTGACAGGTTTGACGACGGCCAGCGACTACGGCACCGCTACCATTGGCAGCGGAGCAGTCTCGTTCAACGCTCGGCAAATCGGTGGCGTGACGAACACGGTCGGCTCGACGGCCCCCACGAGTCCCCTGCTGAATGACGTGTGGCTGGACTCCTCCCCTGGGACCGCCATTGTTCACAAGATCTGGAACGGCTCCACATGGGTGACAAACGCCTGGGGCTCGGCGTCCATCGCCGCCGGCCAGATCACCGCCTTACAGATCGCCACCGGCGCCGTGACAGCTGGTGCTATTTCCGCCGGCGCCATAACCGCAGAGAAGATCGACGCGGGCGCAATAACGGCTGACAAGATCGCGGCGCTCACGATCACGGGCGACAAGATCGCGGGCAATACAATCTCGGCTGACAAGATCTCCGCCGCGTTTATTACTGCCACCGACGTCGGATCAGGTGGAAGTACTGTAATTGACGGTGGCCGCATTACTTCCGGCACAATCACGGGCCGCGTTGTCCAGTCATCGAGCGGCTCCGCGCGCATCGTGCTCAACAACGCGGACACCCTTGACTTCTTCTCCGGAGGCGTGAAGCGCGGCGACTTCTACGGTGTCACCGTCAGCGGCCTTGACGGCATTGGCGTGACAGGCGCCCTCGATGTATCCAGCACCGTGTTCTGTCCAGACCTCGAGGTGTCTGACGATGCCAAGGTCACCGGTGACATTGAAGTCGACGGCGCCTTGACGGACACGTCCACTTCGGTCCCGAACCTTCGCATCAACACCACGACCGGTGTCATCAAGCAGACAACACACGCCAATTCGGCACAAAGGTTCAAGCACGACATCATTCCCCTAGATGACACGGCGTTTGGTGGCGCCATCGACCCCAGCAAACTCGGCAACCCTGACGACCAGGCCGTCGACCCTTACGACATCCTTGACGTCACGCCCATTCAATATCGCCGCAATGAGGCCCCAACCGTCATTGTCACGGGTTTCCTCGCTGAAGACGTGGAACAAAAGTTCCCCACGGCGGCGACATATGACGACGACGGACTGCTTGAAACCATCGACGAGCGCGCCATCGTTGCCGCGCTCCTCGCCGTCGTCAAGCAGCAGCAGACCGAGATGAACGACCTGCGCGCCCGTATCGAAGCCCTGGAGGCGCCGTAATGCCCATGCCAGCGAACGTCACGACCGTCGTCGTGCTCGGCACCTTCCTCACCCCCGAAGGCGACCCGTCCACCGGCACCATCAGCTTCACGCCCTCGAGCTGGTTGACGAACTCCGGCGCGAACGTCGCCATCCCGAATTCGACCGTGAGCAAGACCCTCGGCACGGCCGGCAACTTCTCCGTCACCCTGCCGATCACTGACGACCCTGACCTGTCCCCGTCGGGCTTCATCTACACGGTGTCCGAAGTTGTCGACGGCGTTTCTCAGAATTACAACATCTCCATTCCGGGAACGATTGCGTCGGGCGGCACCCTGTACCTGGCGGACCTGGCGCCCGTGGCACCAGCCGGGCCGGAGTATTTGTCGCTGGCCTCAAGCTTGTCTATCGGAACCGTCACGACCCTGGCTGCTGGTTCCGCGGCGACAGCGACCATCACCGGCCTGGCGCCTAGCCAGACGCTGAACCTGGGCATTCCGACGGGGCCGCAAGGAGCCACCGGCGATACGGGGCCGACTGGGCCGACCGGGCCTCAGGGAGCCACGGGCCCGACGGGGCCGCAGGGCAACACCGGCACGCTCGCTGTCGGCTCGGTTACATCCGTCGCCAACTCCGGCACCGCGTCAGTCACTAACGTCGGCTCGTCGACGGCCGGCACGTTCGACTTCGTGCTGCGCGACGGCCCGACCGGGCCCCAGGGCGCTACCGGGCCGGAAGGTCCGCAGGGCCCGCAGGGAGCCACCGGGCCCCAGGGGGCCACGGGAGCGACAGGGCCGGCTGGTTCAGCTGCGACGGTCACCGTCGGCAGCGTCACCGCGGTCGCCTTCGGCGGCACCGCGTCGGTCACGAACACGGGCACGAGCGCGGCGGCCGTGCTCGACTTCGTGCTCGTCACCGGCCCCCAGGGCGCCATTGGTGACCTGACCGCCGCCGACCCCATCTCCTACGTCGGGTCTCAGTTCTCGCTCAAGTACGGCGCTGGATTGGGCACCGCAACTGGCGGCACCCTCGTGGCGGACTTCTTCGACGGCACCCCATCGGCGCTCGCAGCCGCCGGGTCGGCCGGCACCTCGAGCGAGCTCGCTCGAGGGGACCACGTCCACGCAAGGCCCTCGGCAGCCGATATTGGCGCCGTGGGCACGGCCACGGCCATCACGGCCGGCACGGCCCTAGCGGGCGGCGGCGACCTGTCGACGTCGAGGACGCTCGACGTGGTGCTGTCGACTGCGACCCCGGCCGCTCTCGGGGTGGCAGCTGCGGGCACGGCCAACAACCCGTCCCGAGGCGACCACGTCCACGGCATGCCCAGCGCCTCCGACGTGGGCGCTGTCAGTTCAGCCCTAGTTGACGCCAAGGGCGACCTAATTACTGCAACGGCAGACAACACCCCCGCAAGGCTGGCGGTAGGTGGCACTAACGGTCACCGGCTTGAGGTGGCCTCGGGTGAATCCACCGGACTCAAATGGGCACCTGACCCCGTCGTCCTAGCGGTCGCGGTCAGTGACGAGACTACTTCCATCACGACAGGTACGGCCAAGGTCACTTTCCGTATGCCGTTCGCCATGACGGTCACCGCTGTACGGGCGTCCCTGTCTACGGCGTCTACGTCTGGCAACCCGACCTTCGACATCAATGAAGGCGGCACCTCCATCCTCGGAGCCAATAAACTCAGCATCGACGCAAACGAAAAGACTTCGACGACGGCAGCCACGGCGACCACGATCAGCGACTCGGCCCTAGCCGACGATGCCGAAATCACCATCGACATCGACACGGCAGGCACCGGGGCCAAGGGTGCCAAGGTCTACATCATTGGAACAAGGGCATGACCGTTCTGTTCATCAACCCGTTCCTAGTCCAGCCGTCAACGGTTGACGTGCGATACCTCGTCATTGCTGGCGGCGGTGGTGGTGCCGGTGCTGGCGATGCGCTTGGCGGTGGCGGCGGTGGCGGTGGGTATCGGGCCAACGTTTCTGGGGAGAATAGTGGCGGTGGTGCTTCTGCGGAGGCGGCTTTCTCTGCTGCCTTGAACACTGCCTACGCCCTGACAGTCGGCGGCGGTGGCGCTGGCGGTGCTGGCGGTAGCACTAACTCAGGCTCAGACGGCTCCAACTCCACTTTCGCCACAGTCACGGCAACAGGCGGCGGTGGCGGCGGGTCATACAATCAAAACGGGCGTGCTGGTGGATCGGGCGGCGGCGCGGGCGAGCGTTTCGGTGGCGGCTCAAACACGGGTGGTACGGGAACGGCAAATCAAGGCTACGACGGCGGTGGCGCAAGCAATAACTTCAGGGGCGCGGGCGGCGGCGGTGCGGCTGCGTCTGGCACCGCAGGAGACACCAACATCGGCGGCACCGGAGGAAACGGAGTCGCGTCGTCAATTACCGGATCAAGCGTCACACGAGGCGGTGGCGGTGGCGGTGGCGGCTTCACCACGCTTGGCTCGGGTGGTACGGGTGGCGGCGGCAACGGCGCCAAGTACAACCGCAACCCTGCACCTACTGCGGGCAGCACAAACACGGGCGGCGGTGGCGGTGGCACATCAGGCTCAGGCGCTGGGGCATCCGGTGGGTCGGGCGTTGTCATCCTGTCCATCCCTGAGGCTAATACCGCGACGTTCACCGGCGGTGTTACGCAGTCATCAACCACCTCGGCCGGTCGTCGCATCTACACGATCACCGCCGCCGGTGCCTCTGACACCGTGACTTTCGCTTAGGAGCATCGTGGCCCATTACGCATACCTCAATGACGACAACATCGTCACGCAGGTCATCGTCGGAAAGGATGAGGGCGAGGACGGCGTGGATTGGGAGCAGTATTACGGTGCGGTGCGTTGCTCGTACAACACGCATGGCGGTGTCCATGTCAACGGCGGGACGCCGTGGCGCTACAACTATCCCGGTGAGGGCTGGTCATTCTCGACCGCGCCGGAGTGGTCAGCGCAGGGCGGCGCGTTTATCCCGCCCCAGCCGTACCCGTCATGGACATTGAATGCCGCCACCGCGTTGTGGGATGCGCCGGTGCCGTACCCGTCCGACGGGAATCGCTACCGCTGGGACGAGGACACGACCTCGTGGGTCGAGTTCGGAACCTAGGGTTTGCGGACATTGTTCGGAAAGTAAGAGTTGACGATCCCCGTCCATTACTCAGGGAACCGTCACACTGAGACCGTCCACTACGACGCTTTGGCCTGCCACTTCTCGGCAAACGGTCCAGCAGCAGCTCGGCAGATGCTCTAGTCCGTTGCACATCTGCACACATTTTCGACAAGTTGTCGGGATTGTTTCTCATACCTGGGGTATGACTTCCGGCTATGGGAAGTGGACAAATCTGTCAGCGATCTTTGACATCTGTCCGGCAATAACTTGCCAATTGACGACACGGCCCGATGTCGGCCAAGCGTGCAACCATGTTGCTGTGGTTCCCCTATGAAGCGCCACACGATTGGGTCAAGAAAGGGAACAGCCCAATCACCGACGCCAATAAACCCGCGTCGCTAATCACTTTTCCGACACGCCGAATGTCGGCCAGGTGTGCCAACCTGTCCACCGGGGAGGAATACCTTGCGCCTACTAGACCTCTACTGCGGTGCCGGAATGGCATCCGACGGCTACCAAGCTGCAGGCTTCGACACTCACGGCGTGGACCTATTTGCCCAGCCGCACTACCCCGCGACCTTTGAGCAGGGCGACGCCCTGGCGGTCCTCGCCAGCGACTTCCCTGAGTGGTTCGACGTGATCCACGCCAGTCCCCCATGTCAGGCGCACACCCGCGCCAAGCACCTCCGCACGGCACAGGGCGGCGTGAGCAAGTTCGACGACCTCCTGACCCCCACCCTGGCCCTACTGCGGGAGCGGTGGGCGCACAAGGTCTGGATCGTGGAGAACGTCCCAGGGGCGCCAGGGATGGACGGCGCCGCAATCGAGTGCGGCAGCGCCTACGGGTTAGGCGTCAGGCGCCACCGGCTATTCCTCAGCAACGTGCCCCTAACCGGCTCAGGGTGCAGGCACAAGGAGCAGGGACGCCCCTGGGGCGTCTACCACGTCCCCGGTGACTCGATCCCCCAAGGCGGGCGCACGGCCCGCAACGCCGAGCACGGGCGCGAGGTCATGGGCGTAGACCGCCCGCTGCCCTGGGACAGCCTCAAGGAAGGATTCCCGCCCGCGTACACGCGGCACATAGGCGAGCAGGCCGCCCGCCACATTAGGCGCCGCGTCGCGGCCTAGCGGGCGACGTACCGCTCAAGGGCACGCCGGATCACGTCTGACAGGGACTCGCCACGCTCCACGGCCTTAGCCATAGCCGTGTGCCACAGGTCGTCAGGGACTCGCACATTGCGGCTGGGCGTCTTAGGGGCGTTAGGCATTGGCGCACGCCTTGCAGATGAGCACGGGCACGGGGTCAACACCGGGCCGCGTCTGGTCGTCGCCCACCTCAGTCATGGGCTTGTCCTCGTAGCAGTCCAGGCAGCAGAAGTAGTCCTCAGTCGGCCCGTCGACAACCTCAACCGACAGGTCAAGGCGTGCCCAGGAGCCATTGGGGAACGTCGCCACGGGGTACAGGTCGTCCCAGCGGGTGATGGTGCCCACGGTGCGGTCACCCTCGTAGGACGTGAACACGACCTGAGTGCCAAGCCATGTGTCCGTGTACGCCTTGCCGACCTGGGCAACCTTGGCGCGACTGATGGTGGTGCGGTGGGTCTTCATGGTGCCTCCCCTAGTTGGTGTAGGTACACCGTAACCCCGTGTAGGTACACCCGTCAAGTCAAACCGGGAATGTCCGATTAGGGCGAGTCCCGATGTCCGTAACCGCTGCGTTGAGAACAGGGGGCCTGCCTTGACGTGCGACTACTGCGACACCGAGTTCAACCCCACCGCGACCCGGTGGCTCTGTCCTGCGTGCCATGCCAAACACCCGTGCTGCGACGGGGCACCCCTTCCAGTTACCCAGGAGACCGAGAGTGGACACCCCGCAGATCGACGACTTCCTACTTTGGGCAGCCGCAGTCGTGATCGCCATCACCGCTATCGCCGGCGGCCTCGCGGCCCTCTACCGCCTCCTGACAGCAAGCCTCAGTAAACGCCTCGACGACGTGTCCTCCCAGCTGCACCGCAACGGCGGCTCCAGCCTCCGCGACGCCGTCGACCGCATCGAGGAGAAGCAGGCCCAAATCCACACCGACGTTCGCGACCTGCGTGAACGCCTCGACGACCACATCTCCTGGCATCTACAGAAGGACAGGTAAATGACATTCAAGGAATGGTTCGCCGGAAGCCCCGTCGCCTCCTGGCTGCGCGTCTTCGGCGCCGTGATCCTGTCGGCCGCCGTCGCTGACTGGTCGACGAAGGGCACCATCGACCTAACGGCCTGGCAGACGTGGGTGATCGCCGGCCTAGTCTCCGCCCTGCCCACGGCCATGCGCTACCTGAACCCGAATGACGTCGAGTTCGGCCGCGGCTCCTGGCGTCAGGACCGTTTCGACGTGTTCCTGGAGGAGGACGACGATGAGTGACCCGCAGCTCGATGACGAGCTCGACCCCGGCACCCCTATGGCCGACGTGAGCACGGACGACCTGGCCGACCTGGGCCCCGACGATTGCGGAGTGCCGGCATGAACCAGCCCACCCCGAAGGAAATCAAGGCCGCGCTGCGGGACTGGATTCCCGCCCACCTGCTGACCTTCCGGCCTGGCTGGAAGGAGCGTGGCCGGCCGTGGTCCTACGGCATCCGTGGCGTCATGTTCCACCATTGGGCCGGCACGGGTGATGGCGGCCAGAACTGGATGGAGGCCCGCGACGGCGCCTACCCGTTCTGCAACGCCACGGTGCGCCGCGGCACCGGCACGTCCAAGGACGGCGAAGTCATGGTCATCAGCGCCCTGTCGGCTTGGCACTCGGGCCTGGGTGGCCCGTGGGGCCGCGCCGGCGTCCCGAAGGACGTCGCGCACCTCATGGTGTGGGGCACCGAAATGGAAGGCCCGCTGCCGTCAACCAGGTTCGGGGTCGACGACATGACCGACGCCCAATGGGACTCCGCAATCCGTATGGCGTGCGCCATCCGCGAAGTCGCCGGACCCGAAGCGTTCCCCAACTTCCAGCGCTGCATCACACACGCAAATTGGACCGACGGCACTAACGGTGTCGCCGCATTCCAGCTGCCCACGTTCGGTCGAAAGAACGACGTCTGGCGTCCCACGAAGGACATTCGCCGGATGTGCAATCGCGCCTGGCGAGAAGCCGGACGCTAACTCGACGAAAGGACAGCTCTTGTCCTCCCTGCTCGACAACCTGGCTGACCCGAAATACACCTATCGCAAAGGCCCGGCGTGCTCCGTGGCCCTCACCCTCGACCAAATGGACGACAGCACGACGAAGAAGTTCAAGGCCGCGATGGCTAACCCGTCCGCGCCGGCAACGCAGATCGCCAAGGCCGTGCAGGAACTCGGCTACACGGTCCGCTATGAGGCGATCCAGCGACATCGACGGGGGGCTTGTCGTTGTGACCAGTCTTGACGAGCTCGCAGCAGCTTCACCGGACGGACAGGTGCCCGCCGCTTCGCTACCAGCGGGATGGGCGCCGTCCGTCGCCTACGACGCCTCCGGTAGGGCGGAGGTCGTCGTATTGGGCACAGGCCAGCCCGGCGACGAATCCACCTGGGCTGACGAAGTGCGCGCCCTCGGTGTCGAGATCGAACCGGGCTGGTCTGTGCGTTTGGCGGAGGTCAGGCATGACCCTCGAGCGTGGGTTCGGCACGCCCAGGGCGAGAAGGCCACGACCGAGCCGGTCACCCGCCGGCGGTACGTCATCGAGCCAGGACGGCCGGCGGCCGTCGACGTTGACGAGCTCCTGGCCGCCATCCCTCCGAAGCGACCTGTACGCAAATCCGTACAGACCGACGACCCGTGGGCCTACGTCCACACGATCGCTGACTGGCAGATCGGCAAAACCGCCTACGGCCTCGGCACCGAGCAAACCGTGCAGCGCATCCTTGACGGCCTCGACGCCTCCCTGGCCCGGCTCAAACGCGAAGGCAAACGCCGCCCCATCGGCACCGTCGTCCTCGCCTCGCTCGGGGATTTATGCGAGGGCACCACCAGCCAAGGCGGCGCCGTCCACCTGACCGCCGACCTCGGCCTCACCGAGCAGCTGCGCGTCATCCGCCGGCTCCTCCTCGAGCACGTCAAGGCGTTCGCCGCCGTGGCCGAGCACGTCATCGTCCCCACCGCCCCCGGCAACCACGACCAGGCCCACCGCCTCATGGGCATCACCGCACCCGCCAACGACTCCTTCGCCGTCGACGCCTCCATGCAAGTCGCCGACGCCCTCCACCTGGCCGGCGGGTTCGACCACGTCCGCATCGTCACCCCCGACGTCGACGACCTCACCGTCACCATCGAGGCCGCCGGCACGATCATCGGCTGCGCCCACGGGCACCAATTCCGCGGACCGGACAAAGCCCAGGACTGGTGGGCCAAACAAGGCCATGCCCGACACCGCATCGGCCAAGCCCACCTGCTGCTGTCCGGCCATTGGCACCACTTCCGAGTCTCCGACGACTCCGGCCGCGTCCACATCGGCTGCCCCACCGTCGACCCCGGTTCGCCCTGGTTCGATCAGCGCAACGGCGGCGGGCCCCAGCACGGCGTACTCACCCTGCTCACCCGCGAGGGTGCCTGGACCGGCTTGGAGATCCTGTGAAACCCATCGACAAGACCCTCGCCGAGGAAGCCGTCCAGGTCGTCACCGGCCCCAGGCAAGCCGCCTACGATCACCCGCGGCGCAACTTCCAGCGCATCGCCGACCTCTGGTCCCCCATCCTCGGAATGAAAGTCACTCCCGAGCAGGTCGCCCTCTGCTGCGTCCAAATCAAAGTGGCTCGCGAAATCCACGCACACAAGCGCGACAACATCGTCGACGCCTGCATGGAGGACAAATGACGCAGCCGGTCAGCTTGTGGATGTCGTTGAGATTCGGCCAGCTCGAGGTCAACTTCAGCGCCGACGACGTCTCCCAATACGCCCCCGACGTCGCCAACGACATGGCCCTGCACGTCGTCAAAGCATTCAGCGAAGGCATCGCCGAACTCAGGGGCCACGGCGTCATCGGGTCCATCGACGAGGAGCTCGCCGACGAGGCTGAAGAAGGCGACGAGGAAGACGCCTAACCCGCCAAAGGCTGCGGCCCCCCAACCCTCACAAAGGGAAGGGGGGCCGCTTTTTGGCGTGCCCTACTTCTTCAACAGGAAGATCCCCGCCAGGCCGAACGCGGCCGCCACAGCAAACGCACCCAATGACAGCACGGCCAGCAGGCCAGCGAACTGGTTGCCCTCGCTGTCGAGCGTCCCGAAACTGACCAGCCACGAGATGCCCTGCAGCGCGGCGATACCCCCAACGAAGAACGCCAGGATCGCTCCAAGGATTCTCAGGGTCGATGTGCCCTGTGCTGGTGGTTGCGGTTGCGTCACCGGCAGCCATTCGGTGCCGGTCCACACATGCCCGTTGACGACCTGCCCGGGCTGGTAGGTCGGCGGTTGCGGATTCTCAGTCATCTTTCCCCCCGTCAGGAAGCCCACGCGCCCACAGCGGCGTGCAGGTCGTCGTCGTTGATGTGAGTGTAGATCTCCGTCGTGGAAATCGACGAGTGTCCGAGCAGCTGCTGCACCGCCCGAATATCGTGCGACGCCCGATACACGTTCCCAGCGAAGTAATGCCGCAGGGAGTGCGCCGACCAGGTGCCCGGCAGCGCTCGAGCGATCCGCCTTCCCATGGCGTCCGGCTTGATGGGGCCACCGTCCACGTTGGGGAACGCGTACCCGCCTCGAGCCTTCACCTCCCGCAGCTGCTCCTCCAGCAGCGGATGGATCGGCACCCGACGCTCCTTGGAGCCCTTGCCGACTACCGTCAGCATGCGGTCCCCGATCTGGTCGGCGTGCAGGTTCGCGATCTCGGCCCTCCTGAGCCCGGCGTAGGCGGCCAGCATGATGGCCAGCCGGTCCCGAGGAGCAACCCGCTCCAAGGCCTCCAGCAGGGCCTCTTTCGGCGCCTCCTTGATCGACCTTGGCGGCATCTTGATAGGCCGGGTCTTTAGCGTGGGATCAACCTGCACCCGGCCCGCCTCCATGGCCCAGCGGTAATACGACCTCAGGCTGGCCCTGGCGGACAGCTTCGTGGCCGGCTTCCAGGTCGGGTTGTCCAGCCACTCGATGATGATTTCAGGCGTTGCCGTGTCGAGGTCGTGCTTCTTGCTGAACCGCTCGAGGTGATGCACTCGCAGGCGGATAGTGCCCTCGCTGAGGTTCCCGGCTCGCAGCCAGGACTGGTACTCAGGGAAGGGCATCAGCTGCCCCCCCCCCCCCGCTGGGGTGTGGTTCGTTCGTGTCGTCCCATCGGTTTCCCCCCGACGTGTAGTGGATTGAGTCCACAACTTTCCGCCCCTTCGCTAACGCAGGAACGTGATTGGCCGAAACCTGATATGGGATATTTCAGAACATGACACGCCCTAGACGCCGAATGTGACATACATCACAGGCTGTCTAGTTTGCCCTGAAATGCTCCCGCACCTGGACTCGAACCAGGAACCACTCGGTTCCTGACAACGAGCCCCGTTCGTAATCACGTTAGGTGGTCGGTCGACCTCCTGGGCCAATGATTACACGGCTTTCTGCGTTTTAGGGAGTCAGTCTGTCTTGGCATTACCTGAAGAAATGCACTACCGACGCTCAAAGACTCTGTCAATAACCGAAACACCCGGACGCCAATTCGGCCCGCCGCGGCCCGCGTCGACATCGGCTACCAATAACGCACGCCCTGCGTTCAACCCCCTGACGCAGGACGCCACGGCGGAGGTGGCCGAAAGCCTCTCCAGTTGGTCGGTCACCGCAAGCGGCCACCTCCGCCCCTATTCGGGAGGGAGGGGGAATGACCGAAGCCATGGCTCTCGCCGCCGGGGTGCTCGTCGCCGCCGCCGGCATCGCCTACGGGCTGCAGATCCGAGCCGAATACCGGGAGCGGGAACGCCTTGCCAAATTCCAGGAAGCCATGAGGGCCGCCGGCCGACCCTCCGCCCAGAAGCGGAGGAAGTAGCCATGGACCCTGCCCTGACCGCCGCCCTCATCGCCGCCGGCACCAGCTGCATGTCCGCCTTCGTCGCCTACTGGGCCGGAGTCGGGCACGCCGAGAAGCGGCACAAGGCCCGCGAGGCCGTCCTGCTCGACGACCTCGACGACGCCATCTCCGTCCTCACGGACATGGCCGTGAACCGTCACCCCGCCGGGCGTCACCTGCGCCTGGTCTCACCAGAAGGAGCCTGACCAATGGCAATCAACCTCACCGATCCCACGCCCGACGACGACGACACGTTCCCCACCCCCTACAAGGAACTCCTCGAGCCGTCCCAGCCCACCCCGAAGGCCATCCGCGCCTGGGCACTGGAGCGCGGCCTTCCCATCGGCAAGCGCGGCCGCATCCCCGCCGACGTGCAGCTCGCCTACCAGGAGTCCTTCCAGTCGTGAGCCAGCACCGAAAGCACCGCGGCTACCGGACGCAGCGCGTCGCAGCCGAACACCTGGCGGCGAACGGGTTCCCGCACGCTGAACCGGTAGGCGCCGGCCGGGCAGGCAGCGACATCGTTGGCCTGCCCGGCATCGACATCGAGGTCAAGGCCCGACGCGGCCTCAACATCAAAGCCTTGATGGATCAGCTTGACGAGCGCGCCCAGGACGGCCTGCTTGGCATTGGCCTGATCCGCCCCGACGGCATGGGCGAGACAACCGTCGGCAAGTGGCCTGTCGTCATGTGCTTCGACGACGCCATCGCCCTCCTGCGCGCCGCCGGGTACGGAGCAAGCCCGTGAGCGTCTGCGGAGTGTGCAGCGGCAAAGGCTGGAACTACATGCACGACGGCAACGGCTGCGTTGCCAAAGAACCCTGCGACTTTTGTGAGGCCTGGAATGACATCGTTCAGCGTCAAAGCAATGCTCGACCCGGTACGGACATCCCGCGAGGAAGGCCGACTCCAGGGCCGCAAGGAAATGCGCGACCAGGTGCGCGACCAGTTCGCCACCTTCGCGTCGCGCCACCCCGACCCGATCATCTCTGACGAGCTGTGGCTGTTCGTCAACTACATCGAGCGCATGGACTTGTCGTGAGTGGATGGAACCACCCCGAACCGTGTGCCCGTTGCGGCATCTCGCGTCGTCGACGCTCCGGCGACCAGGCCATGTGCGCGGCCTGCCGCGAGATCCCCAGCATGGACATGCCCCGCTGGACCGCCTACGCATCCTGCAAAGACCCCAACTTTGACCCCAACTGGTGGTGGCCGGAGAAGACAGACGACCCGGTCGCGCCTGTCGCCATGGCCATCTGTCGCAGCTGCAAAGTCCGCGACCTCTGCCTGGACTATGCGATCCATCACCGCGAGGTCCACGGAATCTGGGGCGGCACCCTGCCGACACACCGCGCCGCACTCGCCGCATCACGCAAACGCAGGAGCGCCTAATGCCGGCCCTCATCCCCACCCCAGAAGACATCGACCGCATGACACCAGCGCAGAAAGCGAAGATCCGCCGGTACGTCGCCAAGGTCGCCCTCGAGCTCGACCAGGCCGCCCGCGACACCGTCACGTTGCAAGCCGCCGAACGTCAACGCCAACTCATCGAATGGGGCGAAGACGTCCGCCGCCAAGCACGCCTCGCCCTCGCCCAACAACGCCCCGACCCACCGCACGTCACCGCCGCCCGCCGACAAGCGCTACTCGACGCCACCCGATAGGAGCCCGAATGTTCACCCGACCTGCGACCGAAATCCCCCGCGACCGATGGGGCCGCCCACTCATCGACCCCATCGGCGGCGGCAAACCCGTCCCGTACACGCGCGTCAGCACCCTCGCCAAAGCCCTCGACGACAAGACCGCCCTCACGCAATGGAAGTGCCGGCAGACCGCCATCGGGCTCGCCAGGCGCCCCGACCTCGTCACCAAAACGTCAGCCGTCGGCGAGGACCGGCGCGCCCTGAACGAAGTCGTCGACGAAGCGCTCGCCGCCGCCGCATCCGACCGGGCCGCCAACGTCGGCACCGCCCTGCACGCCTTCACCGAACGCATCGACGCCGGCGAACACCCCGAAGACCTCGTCCCACACACCGACCCCCTGTACCTCGACCTGTGCGCCTACCGCGAAGCCACCCGGCACCTGGCCATGGAAGCCGCCGAACTGTTCATCGTCTGCGACGAGCTCCAGGCCGCCGGCTCCTTCGACCGCCTCGTCACCATCCCCGACGTCGGCATGGTCGTCGCCGACCTGAAAACCGGACAGCACGAGCCCGACTACCCCCACGGCGTCGCCCAGCAGATCGCCATCTACGCCCACGGCCACCTATACGACCCCGAGCAGGGACGCATCGCCGCCCTCGCCGACCTTGGGGTGCGCACCGACGTCGGCCTCCTCATCCACCTCCCCGCCGAACGCGGCGTGTGCGACCTGTACCTGATTGACCTCGACCACGGCTGGGACCTCGCCCAGGCCGCCGTCGCTGTCCGCGCCGCCTACAAGACCAAGCCCCTCACCAAATTGACAACCCCTGCGCCTGCACCCGCACGCGCATCCGCATAGAAAGAGAGATACCCGCAATGACCGTATTCACCGCACCCGCCGCCGGAGGCGGCTCCGACGTTCGGCCCGCCGACCTCGAAGGACACCTCCTCGTCGTCGAGCCCCTGGAGTACGTCGCCTCCATCCCCACCTCCATGGGCGACAAGGACGCCGTGCGCGTCACCATCCACGACATCACCGACACCGAAACCTACGAAGACGTGCTCTGGTTCCCGAAGGTGCTCGTCGGCTCACTCAAGGGCCGCGTCGGACAGAAAGTGCTCGCCGTCCTCGGCAAGGGCACCGCGAAGCCCGGCCAGTCCGCGCCCTGGATTCTCATCGACGCCACCACCGATGACGACTGCGTCAAAGCCGCCACCGCCTACCTCGACTCCATCGCCGGCAACCAGTTCGCCGCCGCCGAGCCCGAAGTCGAGCAGCTCGCCAAGGAGTCCGGCAACCCGGCGTTGGCTGCCGCGCTCGGCAAGCTCGGCGCCCGCAAGTAACCCGAGCCCCCCACCCTCAACCTGCGCAGGTGAGCAGCCCGTTCGAGTCGGGCGTGGGGACAACAGCAACACCGAAGGAGACCCGTTGACCATGCCCGACCCTGCCAGCCCACTCCTCGACGCAGCCCGGGCCTGGCACGACGCCGGGTTCTGCGTCATCCCCAGCCACGAGGACGGCGGCAAGCGACCCTTCGGCCAATGGAAGAAATACCAGCTGCAGCGCCCCGACTGGCCCACCCTCGAAGGCTGGCTGCAGTCAGGCCGCTACACCGGCATCGGGCTCATCATGGGCCAAGCCTCCGGCAACGCCGAAATGCTGGAGATTGAAGGGCCCGCCGGCGACCTCGCCGGGCGCCTCGACGACGTCGTCAACGAAGCCCGCAAATACACCGAGATCGACGCCGACCAGCTCCTCTCCCGCGTCCTCATGGGCTTCACCGAAATCAGCGCCGGCGGCGGCCTCCACACCATCATTCGCATCACCGACGGCCCCGCCCTGCCCAACACCAAACTCGCCCACGACGGCAACAAAGTGATCGCCGAAACCCGCGGCGAAGGCGGCTTCGTCATCGTCTGGCCCACCGCCGGACGCACCGGGCACGAACCAGGCGCCGCCTACGTCCTCGAGCGCGGCGGCCCCGACAGCGTCGCCGAAGTCACCAGCGAAGACCGCGACCTGCTCCACGAGGTCTTCACCCACGCGCTCGACAAGACCGGCCCGCCCGTCGTCGAAGCCAAACCAGCACCCGCCCCCAGCCCAGCCCCGGCCAGCAGCGGCCTGTCCCCCCTCGACGACTACGCCCAACGCGTCACCTGGGACGAAATCCTGCAAACCGCCGGCTGGACCTACTCCCACACCGACGGCAAACGCGAACATTGGACCCGCCCCGGCAAAAACAAAGCCGACGGGGCCAGCGGCAACATCCTCGACGGCTGCCTGTACGTCCACTCCACATCCGTCACCGACTTCCCCATCAACAAAGGCCTCAGCAAAGGCCAGGCCTACGCCTGGCTGCATCACGGCGGCGACCTATCCAACGCCACGAAGGCACTTAGGGCCGCAGGCTACGGCGACGCCCTGCCCGATAACTCCATCACCCTGGCCGAATTCATTGTCGCTTCGCCTACCACCGATAACGAGCCTGGGCGCGAACGCACGAGCTGGTGGCCCCGCGATCTCGACGGCGTCATCTCCGGTCACGAAACCGAGCCCGACCCCACGCACCTCACCCGTGGCGACGGCCCATCCATGTTCTACTCCGGCCGCGTCAACGGCCTCATCGGAGAATCCGAAAGCGGCAAAACATGGGTCGCGCTCCACGCCACCAGCCAAGAACTAGCCAAAGGGCAGCCAGTCCTTTATCTCGACTTCGAGGACAGCGCACCAGGCATCATCAACCGCCTCCGCAAACTCGGAACCACCGACCAGCACCTCACCAACCTCACCTACATCGCCCCAGACGAAGGCCTCAGCGTGCCCGCCAAGAGCGACCTCGGGGAGGCCCTAGCCCTAGCCAGCGCGTCCCTGGTCATCATCGACGGTTTCAACGCCGCCATGACCCTCATGGGTTTGGACATCAACTCCAATAACGACGCCACCCAATTCGCCCAAGTCCTCCTCAAGCCCATCGCGGCCACCGGCGCCTGCGTCGTCTACGTCGACCACGTCCCCAAATCCCGTGAGGCTCGAGGCAAAGGCGGCATTGGCGCTCAAGCCAAGCGCGCCATGACCACGGGCTGCGCCCTCACGGTCACCGTCACCGAGCCCTTCGGCGAAGGCCAGGCCGGCCGGCTGCACCTCACGGTAGACAAGGACCGGCCAGGCAAGGTGCGCGCCCGCTCCTACGCCGCCAAGCACGCAGGCGACGTCGTCATCACCCCACACGGCAAAGGCATCCGCATCGCCATCCAGCCCAGCGACGCCACCATTGAGCGCAGCACCGAGGATCGCCGCCTGCAAGAGAACATCATGGCAATAGTCAAAGCCAACCCCAACATCAGTCGAAATAAGGTCGAGCAGGAGTCAACGGGCAAGGGCACCGCCATTCGCGCGACCCTCGACCACTTGACCTATTTGGGCAAATTGCAGGAGACCAAGGCCGGGGGCTCCCGTCGATACATCGTCCTGGAAGATCTCGATGCTCTGCCCGTCTTCGACGGTGGCGTCGATGACTAGGGAAACGGAACCTCGTCCCGACCTCGTCCCGACCTCGTCCCAGGGGTCATTTGGGCAAAATTCCGCCGATTGGGTCATCCCTCACGAATCGACCTCGTCCCTTCGTCCCCGGCCTATGCCGGGACGAGGACGAGGACGAGGCGGTGACCTCGTCCCAACCCCGTCCCTGACCAAGCACTTCACCGCCTCCACCTGCCGCAAATGCGGAGGCATCACCATCGCCGGCCAAACCTACGGACTGCGCGTCGACCTTGAGCCCCACATGCTCGACGACGAAACCGAATACGCCGCCCTCCTCGCCGGCATCCCCACCTACGACCTCTACCCCGACCGCATCGCCCGACGCCGCCACCTCGAAGAAATCAGCCACCCCGAACGAGTCCCCCGACACGCCCGCCACTCCTGCGACCGCACCTACGGCACCCGACCCCGCCCCACCCCAGCCGCAACCCCCCGGCCATCCGCCGACGGGCCGCCGCCGTTCTAGGAGACAACTTGCCCAGCATTTGCCTACTCCCCCACCGCGACCCGCGAGAAGCCCTTGCCGGCGCGCTCGTCTGCCGACACCACCACGGCTGGCTCCGCGACAGCATCGACGACATCGTCGTCACCTACGCACTCCTCCCCCACTTCTACGAGCCCGGGACCGCCGTCGACGACGGCCACCAGGTCAAAGGCAAGAGGGTCGACCCCCCAGCCCCCGTCCGCCTCGACGTCGTAGCACTCTGCGACAAGCGCACCGTCGCCCGATACCCCGGCGACATCGTCCCCGTCCTCGCCATCCTCGAAGCCTGGGCCCGCCTCGTCCGCGAAGAACGCCAGCTCCAGGCCTGCCACCGTCACACCACCGTCACCAGCGAAGCCGGCCTCCTCCTCGCCCACCTCGATTGGATCATCGGCCAACCATTCGTCGACGAGCTCGCCCGCGAAATACGAGAAGTCAAGTCCGCGTTGCACTCCGCCATCGGCGACCACGCACCCCGACCCGTCGGCACCTGCCCCGTCGTGCATCCCGAGACAGGCGAATGCGGCGGCAAGTTGTACCAGGATCGCTACGGCGGAATGTCGGTGACGTGCCGCAAATGCGGCGAAGTGTGGGGCGAGACCGAGCTGCGTCGACTCGGTCTGATGCAACAGGCGATTTGACAATGCCGCTGCTGTCCATCATCCTGGGTTTGGCGAAGTATGCCTGCACCCGGTTAGCCGACATCGGCTGCCGGGTTCTGTCATTTCGAGGAGAGGACATGGCGCCCACCACCAAGACCCGCGCCACGCCCGACCCTGCCGCGCCCATCGTCAGCCTCGAGGAAATCGACGAGGCCCTGGTCTACACGTCACTCAACCCAAAGCGGGACGAGCATTGGCGTCGCTGGACTGACGGCCTGCTCGACGAGCGGAACCGGATCGCCAGGTCAGGTCCGCGTCGCGAGGTGCGAGTGCTCCACCCCGACGAGTACCCCGAGCGCTGACCCCGACCGTGCGGCGCCCGTGCTTGGACTGCAACCAGTTGACTGAACGCAAGACCCGCTGCGCTGACTGCCACCGACGTAGGGACCGGGCCCGTGTCCGGCCTCATTACTCAGGCGATTACGCGCGTCGAGCTCGCGCAGTACGCGAGGCCCCCGGGCCCTGCTGGATCTGCGGCCTGGACACCTTGCAGCCGGGGGACGTGTGGACTGCTGACCATCTTGTGCCCGCAGATCCAGCCAGCCCGCTCGCTAAGGCTCATCGCACATGCAATTCGTCTCGAGGCAACCGACCCCTACCCCCGTAGGGAGATCCGGGACCGGGTCCGAATGTGGACAACCTGTGGACAAGTCCGAC